ATAGCGAGGTCGTGAGTGGGTGTGGTTTTGATGGTTCGGCGTCCGCCAGGATCTATGCAGAGTAGGTCGTCGGCAGCGTCGGATGTGTATAAGGGACAGTATGGCACCCTGCACCGGGTCGACCACTGCCAAGCCTCGCTAATCGTCATGGCGAGGAGCCCTGACTACAAGAAGATCGCTGGGCGGGGCACGGCTCCCTCCCTGGCTATTGCGCGCGAAATGGTAACCTCCTCCCAACCCGCGCGCACCGCCCAGCGGTCGATTACCGACTACGCCAAAAAGACCCCGGCCGATGCCTCCGGCAAAGGCCAGATTGGGTACAACCTGTTCTCGATGGGACGCAACAAGTGACCACCGAGTCAGACCTTCAGCTTGCCGCCGCGCGGATTGCCCGCTCCATGCCAGACGCATGGGACCGGTTCATCGCGGCGGTCCAAGCATACTCCTCACAGCAGATCACCAACTGCATCCAGTCCCCCCTCGACGTTCTGCCCGTAACCCAAGGACGCGCCCAGGCAACTGCGCGCCTCTACGGTCTCCTGGCGGAGTGCATCGCGAGCGCGGACAAAATCGAAGGAAAACGCAAGTGAAAGAAGCCACTCTCCAGAACGACCCGAATGTGAAGATCCCCGCCGCCGTGCGGGCAGCCGCAGCCCGGTCGGAAGAGATGTTCAACCAGTACCGCGATGGCGGACCGGTTGAGACCACCGCCGAAGTTACCCCGCAGGGTAACCCGGAGCTGGAAGCCAACAGCCTCACGCAGAGCGCCCCGGCCCAGGCCCAACCCACGGAACAGCCCCAGGTGCAGCCGGTCGCTGAGACCCCCGCGCCCGCCGATGGCGAGAGCTGGGAGCATAAATACAAGTCCATGCACGGGCGCTTCGTCCGCTCGCAGGACCAGATCAAGACGCTGTCCGAGCAGATCTCGCAGCTCCAGGGCGTCATCGCAACCATGCAGGCTGCTCCGACCCAGCAGGTACAGATCCCCGAGCTGGAAGCCGAGAATCTCATCACCCCAGAGGAAGCCGCCGACTACGGCGAGGACTTCCTGAAGGTCGTGGGCAAGCGCGCCCGCGAAGAAATGGTTCCGGTCATCAAAAGTTATCAGGCCAAGATCGCCGAGCTGGAGCAGAAACTGAACGGGGTTTCTGGTGCTGTTCAACAGACCAGCCAAGAGAAACTCCTGGCGAAACTGGACGAAGGACTGCCAACTTGGCGCGAGTTGAACTCCAATTCGGAGTTCCTTGACTGGTTGCGCTTGCCTGATCCTTATTCTGGTGCTATTCGTCATGATATGCTGAAAGCAGCATACGCGCAGGGCAATGCTCACCGCGTGCTCGCTTTCTTCAACGGCTTCCTCGCTGAAGAGGCTGTCGTGGCCCCCGCAGGGCAAGAGCCGGACCCGCAGGTGACGAAAGTCCCGAAAGTCCCGCTCGCAAACCTCGCGGCACCAGGCAGAGCCAAGACGGCGGCATCCGCATCCGCGCCCGCTGAGAAGCCAATCATCACACGCTCGCAAATCGCCGCTTTTTACGCAGACCTCGCTGCCGGTAAGTACCGGGGCAGGGACGCGGAAAAGAACAAAGCCGAAGCAATCATCTTCGAGGCTCAGCGCGACGGGCGTATCCGTTGAAACTCTTCTGAGGAAACTTCAAAATGGCAATTCCTTCGGGTTCCTTTCCGGTAGCAACCGGCGCCTCCACCCCCTCGATCTACCCCACCGGTGGCACCGGTAACGCCTTCCAGACCAACGGGTTCATCCCGGAAATCTGGTCGGGCAAGCTGGTCGAGAAGTTCTACGCGAGCACCGTTCTCGCGGCCATCTCGAACACCGACTACGAAGGCGAGATCCGCAACCAGGGCGACCGGGTCAAGATCCGCACCAAGCCGACCATCACGATCCGCGACTACCGCGCCGATGGCCAACTGTCGCTGGACCGCCCGGAAGGCTCGAACGTCGAGCTGTACATCGGCACCGGCAAATACTTCAACACGATCCTCGACGACGTGATGGAGACCCAGTCGGACCTGAACGCTCTGTCGATCTGGTCGGACGACGCTGCCCAGCAGCTCAAGATCACCGTCGACTCCGACGTGCTCTCGGGCATCCTGGGTTCGATGAACGCCAAGAACAAGGGCACCACGGCCGGCAAGATCACCTCGTCGATCAACCTGGGCGCCACGACCACCCCCCTGGCGACTGTTGCCCGCAACCCGTCCGCTGGTCAGGTCGAGATCCTCGACGTGATCCTGCGTCTGGGCCAGGCGCTGGACGAGCAGAACATCCCGGAAGAAGGTCGCTGGATCGTTCTGCCGGTCTGGGCTGTCGCTCAGCTCAAGTTCTCGGACCTGCGCCAAGCCTACATCACCGGCGACTCGGTCTCCCCGCTGCGTAACGGCCGCGTGGGCATGATCGACCGCTTCACGGTGTACGCCTCCAACCTGCTGCCCTCGGGCGTCGCAGGCGGCCTGGCTGCTGGCGAGTTCGTCCTGTACGCGGGCCACGCCCACGGCCTGACCTTCGCCTCGCAGATCTCCAAGGTCGAGACGCTCCGTTCGGAGCTGACCTTCGGCACCATCCTGCGCGGTCTCCAGGTCTACGGCTACCAGGTCATCGACGGTACCGCTCTGGCCCAGGCCGTCGTCACCAAAGCCTGATCCTAGCGAGGGGGGAGAGATCCCCCCTCGTTACCTCTGGAGGTAACTGATGGCACTCGACACCGTTCAGGATTACGTCGACCGGGCTCGGGTGCTTCTGCTCGACCAGATCGAGCCGTATCGCTACCCCACCGACGATCTCGTCGAAGCCCTCAACATGGGCATCCTTGAAGCCCGCCGCCTGCGGCCGGACCTTCTCAAGAGCTATTTCCGTAGCACGCTCCCAGATTTCAGCACCGCCGCCATGGGCGACGCAGTGCCGGTCGACCCGATGTATCGGGTTGCCTTCGTCTACTACATCTGTGGCCACGCCCAGCTCCGCGATGACGAGAACAACCAGGACAGCCGGTCTGCGGCCTTCCTGAACAAGTTCGTCGCGCAGATGACCAACATCATGTCGTGAGGGGACCATGGCAAACGCTGACATGAACCGCCTCATGGACCACGCCCGCATCCGCCTGCCGGGTGCGCTGGATGCCGCCATCCAGATGGAACTCTTCGCCGTGATGAACGAGTTCTTCCAGGCGTCGAACATCTGGTACGAGGACATCAAGTTCGCGGTCCAGCCGACGAGCGATGCCTTCATCGACAACCCCGAGGCATACACCTACGACGTGATCCCCGTGCAGGGTACGATCACGCGCCTCATGGGTATCATCGACTCGCAGGGCCGCCCGCAGCAGGGCTACATGCCCACTCTGGGGCAGGTCATCCTGAGCTTCTCGCCCAACACCGCCGACACCTATACCGCCCGCGTGGCGCTGACGGTTGCCGACCCGGTGACGCGCGACGGCTACCCCGAGTTCCCTGACTGGATCATGGACAAGTACGGCAACGACATCCTCGAGGGGGTGCTCTTCCGCATGATGTCGCAGATCGCCAAGCCTTACTCATCGCCGCAGATGGCGCAGTATCACGGCAAGCTCTTTAAGCAAGCTGTGAGCCAAGCCAAAGTTGAAGCAAGTCATCAGAACGTGTATCGTGGGCAGAGCTGGCGCTTCCCGCAGACTTTCGCGCGTCGTCGCTACCACAAATTCTGAGTTACCTCGCAGGTAACCTTGGAGATCCTGAATGGCCGTCTACAACAAGTTCGATCAGTTTGCCCAAAGCGTCCTCGAAGCGAAGCACAACTTCGCCTCGGACGTTTTCAAGGTCATGCTGACGAACACCGCCCCGGTGGCGGGTAACTCTGTCAAAAGCGACCTCGTCGAGATTTTGGAGGGCAACGGCTACGTCTCGGGCGGCAACGACGTCACGATCACCGTTTCATCGGTTGCTGGTCTGGCGCGCGTCTCGAGCGTGAACACGGTCTTCACTGCCACGGGTGGGACCATCGGACCCTTCCGTTACGCGGTCTTCTACAACTCCACGGCTGTCACCCAGCCACTCGTCTCCTGGTGGGACTATGGCTCCTCGGTGACGCTCCAGGATACCGAGATCTTCACCGTCGGCTTCGACGCCGTCAACGGCATCCTCGACATTCAGTAGGCGGGCTAACAGATGGCGATTTCCCTTAAACACACCTTCACCTCGCCCAAGGCGGACGGCACCGACTCGACGCTGGTTCAGCCGTCGAACTGGAACGCTGAACACCAGCTCCAGATGGCTACTGCCCGTCTCGTCGGTCGGACCACGGCCGGCGCCGGCGCGGCTGAAGAGATTTCGGTTGGCGCAAACCTCTCGTTCACCGGCCTGACGCTGAACCTCGCCTCAAGCGTCTCGATCACGGCACTGACCGCCTCCGGGGCGATCACTGGTGGTTCGCTGTCGATCTCTGGCGACGCTGACTTCACGGGTACCGGCGCGATCAAAGTCCCGGTCGGGACCACGGCCCAGCGCCCGACGCCCGCTACGGGTGACTTCCGCTTCAACAGCTCACTGACTGCTTTCGAGGGATACAACGGTACCTCATGGTCGCCCGTCGGCGGCGGCGCAACGGGCGGTGGTTCGGACTCTGTGTTCTACGAGAACGGCCAGACGGTCACCACCAACTACACCATCACATCGGGCAAGAACGCGATGAGCGCGGGTCCGGTCACCATCAACTCCGGCATCTCCGTGACTGTCCCATCCGGGTCGGTCTGGACCGTCGTATAAGGGGCGCAGGCCATGTCGAACATTACCATCGCGGGTAACGCTGCCGGGACGGCGACATTCACGGTCGCAGCGCCCGCCACCAGCACCAACCGCACGCTCACGCTGCCGGATGCGACGACCACTTTGGTCGGCACTGATGCTACGCAGACCCTGACAAATAAGACGCTCACCGGCAGCACAATCCAGGGCGGCGCGCTTACGCAGGGCACTGCTGTTGCATCGACCAGCGGCACCAGCATTGACTTCACCGGCATCCCGTCTTGGGCCAAGCGTATCACTGTGATGGCGAATAGGATTTCCACCGCCGGCATTACCCCAATCATCATCCAGCTTGGCGATAGCGGAGGGGTTGAAACGACTGGCTATGTTTCCGCCAAAGCCGATGTGAACGCCTCAAACGCCGTCACGGGTAGCTCTATTCAAACCAACGGGCTTCGGTTCATCGACTTCGACAGCGCTACCCAGGTCGGGTACGGGGTCGTAACCCTCGTGGAAATCTCCGGGGACACCTGGCTGGCCACCGGGAACTTCATCCTCGACGCCGCCACAGACAAAGTAGGGTTTACGATGGGCTCAAAAACCCTCTCTGCAACGCTGGACCGCGTCCGCATCACGACGGTGGGTGGGACAGATGCGTTCGATGCCGGTACGGTCAACGTGATGTGGGAGGGCTGAGACATGAGCACGATCCGCGCAAATAACTTCCTCGACGCCGCTGGCGGAAACACCGCGATGATTAACGGGGTCACCCCGGAACTCGCAACGCAGGCTGAAGCTGAAGCTGGTACCAACAACACGAAGATCATGACGCCGTTGAGCGTGGCTCAGGCTGTTGCAGCACAGGCCAGATACCGCACTGTTTCTATCTATGCCTCGTCGTCGTCTTTTGTCACACCAGCCGGAGTCACATCCGCGTTTGTCATCGTCGTTGGCGGCGGTGGAGGCGGTGGCGGTAACTCCTCTGGTAGCGCAGGACGACCTGGCGGTCGGGGTGGCGTCGTAGCCGGTGTAATTGCCGTGAGTGGCACGATTACCGTCACCGTTGGCGCTGGCGGGAACGGTGGTTCCTCTAGCACCGGCACTGCTGGGGGTAGCAGCTCATTTGGTACACTTTCTGCAACAGGTGGCGGTGCTGGATCACCGGCTGCTGCTGGTGCCGACGGTAGCGGCACAGGCGGTTCACTTAGTTCCGCAATGCACTCGGCCATACTTGCGGGGGCTTTGGGAGCGGTAGGTACGTTGTCGACGACTCTCGGGGTGATCGGCGACTGTGAGAATGAAAACCGCGATGCAGGTTCCGGTTCAGCCGCGATTGCATATTCCGTGAACGTCGGGGTTGCGCCGGGGTCTTACGGTTCCGGTAGGACAACCAACAACAACGCAGCGGCCGGTGGCGTCGGTGGCGCCGTGATCGTGATTTATTGAGGAACGCACCATGAGATACGCGATTATTGAAGCCGACGTCGTCTCCAATGTGGTCCTTGCGGATGCACCTTTGGCTGACAACTGGGTTGAGACCGAGGAGGCTGGTCCAGGCTGGGGCTATCAGGACGGCCAGTTTGTTCCGCCACCTGCGCCGCCTGAGTCAGTCCCTCAGTCGATCACCTTCGCGCAGCTCCTGATCGGGCTCGTCACCGAAGCCTGGATCACCGAAGCCGAGGGCGAAGCCTGGCTGGCTGGGGTGCTACCCGCGCAGGTAACCGCCCTCATCGGCACGCTGCCTGTCGAGCAACAGTTCGCAGCCAAAGCCCGTGCCGCGCGCCCGAGCGAAGTCCTCCGCATGGACCCGTTCGTCGTCAGTATGGGCGCTGCGCAGGGCAAAACCCCGGAAGAACTCGACCAGTTCTTCCGCACCTATTCGGGAGTGTAAGAGATGCCGATCACGCTTAACGGCACTACCGGGATCACGGACGTCGATGGCGGCACCGTACTGTCCACTACCGACCTTGCTACCCAGGCGGAGGCGGAAGCTGGTACCAACAACACCAAGCTGATGACGCCGCTGCGGACAAAGCAGGGCATCGTAGCTCTCGCCTCTGGCCCAAACTACCAAAGTGCAGAACAAACCATTGCGCTTGCTGGTGCCCTAACTCTAACCCATGGGCTAGGCAGACTGCCCAACTCAGTGGATGTTTGGCTCGTTTGCAAGACTGCCGATTTGGGGTGGTCTGTTGGGGACTGGTACGGCCCTGTTGGGGCTGAAACTTTTGGCGACGGGGCAAACAACGGCGTTGCCATCGCTATGAACACGACAGAAATCAAGATCACGACTGGGGCGCAGTCTGTCACGCTCCTGAACCGTTCCACCGGCACGCGGGCTGTTTCCACATTGACGAGCTGGCGTTACGTCGTGCGTGCGTGGTGACGAAGCCTTGTATCGGTGCCCACTAGCACCCCCTAAAACCCTAACTCTCTGGAGGTAACCAACCATGGCAGTAACTTACTCGGCGGCAGTCAAGACGAACCGTCTCGCCAACGTCAACGATGCGATCAACTCCAAGACCTATGTCGCGGGCTCGGGCACTGGCTCGGCTGGCACTCTGGTCATCGGCACCTCGGCTCTGTCCGGCGCCACCGGCGTCCGGGCGTCGATCACGCTTCCCAACCCGGCGGCCACCGTTTCGGGCTCGGTCCTGACCATCGCAGGCG